AAGAAAGAGCAAGTAGAAGTTAAGAATACAGGCGGGGCGATGTTTATATTGCCACCGAAGAGCGACGATTGAGCATTTGGTTAGATAAGACCAGACCTAATAAGACCGCTAAAATACCATATGCATACAAGGAATCTGACCACGATCCCTTAGTTTTAGTAGCTGACGAAGATAAAGCTACAATGGTAGAAGAGGCCTTAGACTATCTGGAAGATGGACACTCCACCCGCAAGACGGCTGAGTGGCTGACATCCAAAACTGGTGACAGGATTACTCATCAGGGTCTGATACATATATGGAAGGCCCGTAGAGGCCCAGACAGCGAGAAGCCGTCTAAACGTCTGAAGCAGCTTGCCAAAGAAAATCGCAAGCGTAAGCCAAAGACAAAGGCTGAGAAGACACTGGCCACCGCCAAGCGTAAGCAGACAGATGCCAAACGCAGGCTGACTATGGCGAAGAAGGCCTTGAATGAGCTACAGCCCACTAAGGAGCTAGATACCTCTAACCTAGACTTCTCTATCATCGAGAGCGAGAAGCAGAAGCAGGAAGTCGTATTCGCACCTAACGAGGGACCACAGACAGAGTTCCTAGCGGCCAGCGAAAGAGAAGTACTTTATGGCGGCGCAGCCGGAGGAGGAAAAAGTTTTGGACTTCTCGCAGACCCTATGCGCTACTTTAGTAACAGTAATTTCAATGGCTTAATACTACGTCGAACCAATGACGAACTAAGAGAACTAATCTGGAAGTCTCAGGAATTATACCCCAGAGCATTTCAAGGGGCCAAGTGGGCAGAGAAGAAGTCACAGTGGACGTTTCCTAGCGGGGCCAAACTCTGGCTAACCTACCTAGAGAGAGATCAGGATGTTTTACGCTATCAAGGTCAGGCCTTTAGTTATGTAGCATTCGATGAGTTGACTCAGTATCCTACTGATTTTGCTTGGAATTATATGAGATCTCGGCTTCGTACAACCGACCCTACCCTGCCAATATACATGAGGGCGACCACAAACCCCGGCGGTGCAGGACATGGATGGGTAAAGCGCACTTTTATTGACCCGGCTCCAGCTAATACGAAGTTTGTAGCACGGGACTTAGAGAGCGGCGAGGACATGGTTTACCCTGACGGCCATGAGAAGGCTGGGGAGCCACTGTTCTACCGTCGATTTATACCCGCCAGCCTCAAGGATAATCCCTACTTGATGGACGGCGGACAGTACGAGGCTAACTTGCTGTCTCTACCTGAGATGCAGCGTAGGCAGTTACTTGAAGGAGATTGGGCAGTTGCAGATGGTGCAGCGTTTTCAGAGTTTAGGTCATCAGTACACGTTATTGAACCGTATGACATACCGACTGATTGGCGGCGGTTTCGCTCATGTGACTACGGATATAGTTCTTATAGTGCTGTTCACTGGTTTGCTATTGATCCAAGCTACGGGACACTAGTCAATTACCGGGAATTATACCTGAGCAAGCATACAGGCCGAGACTTAGCTAAGGCAGTCATAGAAGCCGAAGGCGGTGAGCGCATTGACTACGGCGTACTGGACTCCAGTTGTTGGCATAATCGCGGTCAGTTAGGCCCATCTATAGCCGAAGAGATGATTTCACAGGGTACACGCTGGCGTCCTAGCGACAGAACTAACGGCGCACGGGTGGCAGGCAAGAACCGCTTCCACGAAGTTCTGAAAATAGACGAAGATACAGGCCTACCGGGCATCCAGTTCTTCAATACTTGCCGCCAGATAATCGCAGACCTGCCCGTCATACCAGCGGACCCTAGAGGTTCTGACGATATCGACCCCCGTTACGCCTCAGACCACGCATACGACAGTGTAAGATACGCAGTGATGAGCCGACCTAAAGCATTCAGCCCCTTTGATATGGGCCAAGGCATTCCACAACAAGTCTGGCGTCCCGCAGACACAACATTTGGATACTAAATATGGCATTGATGGAAAAACCCCTACCAGAAGACGTAACAGATACTGATATTGCAGTACCCCTCGATGAAGACGGCGATGTAGAGCAAGAAAATATCAATTTTTCTGGAGCGGTGGCCTTTGTAGACAGCCAATATACCCGCGCAAAAGACGCACGTTATGCCGACGAAGAGCGTTGGCTGGACTCCTACCGCAATTATCGCGGTATTTACTCTAGTGAGGTACAATTTACCGACACAGAGAAGTCTAAGGCCTTTATTAAGGTAACTAAGACGAAAGTATTGGCCGCTTATGCCCAAGTTGTGGACGTTTTATTCGCCGGATCTAAATTTCCAATCGGTATTGAGTCCCGGCAGTTCCCAAACAACCTAGCTGAGTCCGTATCCTACGATCCAAACGCCCTGACAGACGAAAAAGTCAAGGAAAAGGTCAAGGTAGACTACAAAGTACCAACTTCTATCGTCCGCCCTGACATTGCTAAGGAGCTAGGCCTGTTTAAAGACAACCTAGAGCCAGTAAAAGACGAATTAGAGCTAGGCAGTAAGACAACACCGGGTTCCATTACCTTTGAGCCAGCAAAACGTGCCGCTCAGAAGATGGAAAAGCTAATGCACGACCAGTTGGAAGAGACTGACGCGCCTAAGCACCTTCGATCAGTAGCATTCGAGACCACACTCTTTGGTACAGGTGTATTCAAGGGTCCATTTGCTATGGATAAAGAATATCCACGCTGGGATGCGGAAGGTAACTACGACCCACTGTTTGAGACCATCCCTAAGATGGAATACGTCAGCATTTGGGACTTCTACCCCGATCCAGATGCTAGGAATATGTCTGAGGCTGAGTTTACCATCCAGCGACACCGACTCAACCGCACTCAGATGCGTTCACTAAAGAAACGGCCCCACTTCCGCTCTGAGAGCATTGAATTAGCCTTAGAGTACGGCGCAGACTACCAGAGAGAGTACTGGGAGGACGCCCTAGAGGACGATTCAGTAGCATCTTCTATGGATCGCTACGAAGTACTTGAATATTGGGGCATATTGGACGCAGAATTGGCTGAAGAGGCCGACATTGAGATACCTAAAGAATTAGAGGATCAGGACGAAATTCAGGTCAATATCTGGGTATCTAACGGCCAAATCCTCCGTTTGGTGCTAAATCCGTTCACACCTACCCGCATTCCTTACTTAGCAGTTCCATATGAGCTAAACCCCTACTCTTTCTTTGGTATCGGCGTAGCAGAAAATATGCTTGATACTCAATTACTCATGAATGGCTTCATGCGTATGGCGGTGGATAATGGCGCACTGTCCGGCAACCTATTAATTGAGATCGATGAGACAAACTTAGTACCGGGACAGGATATGTCTGTGTACCCCGGCAAAGTCTTTCGGAGGCAGTCAGGTCAACCGGGGACTGCGATTAATGGCACTAAGTTCCCTAACGTATCGCAAGAGCTTTTGATGATGTTTGATAAGAGCCGCCAGCTTGCCGACGAGGCTACAGGCATCCCTAGCTACTCTCACGGTTCAGGAGCCGTTGGCGGTGTAGGTAGGACGGCTTCTGGTATGTCTATGCTCATGGGCGCTGCCGCTCAGAACATTAAGGCAGTTGTCAGAAATATAGATGACTACTTACTAGCTCCGCTTGGCCGCAGTCTGTTCAGTTTCAATATGCAATTTAATTTCGATAAAGAGTTTATTGGTGACCTCGACGTTAAGGCGCGTGGTACTGAGAGCCTCATGCGTAATGAAGTTCGTAGCCAGAGACTTCTACAGTTCATGCAGATGACGGCTAACCCTGCGATGCAGCCGTTTGTTAAATACGATTACATTTTGCGTGAGTTGGCTTCCAGTATGGACCTCGATGAAGATAAGATCTTAAACGATCCACGCGAAGCCGCTATCCAGCAAAAGATGATGGCCGAGATACAGGCACTCATGCCCCAGCCCCCAGTACCTCCACAAGGAGCAACCCCTGAAGGCGGACCTCCCTCAGTACAAGACCCAACAGGAAACGGTGGCGGTAACGTAGCCCCCGGCCAAGCACCTGAACCAGACGCAGCGGGTTTCACAGGCGGTGGCGGTGGAGCCAATGGCGGTAATGCGCCACAACCACAACAGCCGCCCCAAGGTCCAGTTCAGTAATGTGGATGCTCTTATTTTTCCAGTTAGTGAATAACAACGTAACTCACTACAAGCTAGGACAGTATCCCAGCGAAAAAGTATGTCAGGAACAAAAAATTAAGGCTTCTGTCTTAGTGACTACGACCAATATTGCCCTCTACTGCTTTGAGGTCACCAATGGATAAAGTAAAATTACCTTTGGCCCTAGTCTTAGCTATGGCCGTACAATTAGTGGGCGCAGTCTGGTGGGTATCAAAGCAGTCCTACACAATTGATAGTCTGCGCGAAGAAGTTTCTAACCTACAGGAAATTACAGAAGTTCTAGGCTTAGACGTAGACAAATTAATACTCTTCGCCACATTTACAGAAAACCGCTGGGCCGAAGCCTATGCAGAGGACATGACCTACATCCGCCAATTCGGCACAAAGGCTGTCCCTAAAAATACAGGCAAATAATGGACAAACAGTTTTTCAGGGAGCTTCTGCCCCTAGTCAACGACAGAGAACAGTACTCCTCATTAAAGGACTACGCAAAGGCCCGTATCCTACATTACCACGGTCTGCTTGAGACTACGAAGGATCACCAGCGAGTATTAGAAATTCAGGGAGCTATAGCGGAATTGAAGCGCATAGAGACCCTGAGAGATGAAGTCACTAAGGGAGCCGAATAATGGGTCTGTACGAGTTTATGTTTGGTGGTGATGAGGTATCTGAAGAGACCGAAACTATGTTTGGGTTTACCGCAGAAGGTGCGTCACAGGAAGCAGAAAAACTTGCAGTAGATATCCCAGAGATCACTTGGAAAGACGTAGGCAATGTAGCCTTAGACTTCACCCCTATCATAGGGGACATCAAGGGCGGTTATGAGACCGTTCAGATGATTGGTGAGGAGCTATCTCAGGAAAATCCTAACTACTATCTAATTGGCGCTATGGGCGGCTTAGGGGCCGCTGCCACGATCATTGGTCTAGTGCCGGGTGCTGGTGACGCAGC